TGGTTTTTTTTCTGTCATACTTCTTTTTATCTGGAACTACTTTAGGTGTAAAGAACTTTAAAGCCTTGGCAATAGGGTTCTTTCTTCTATTTTTTTTCAAGAAAAATGCGTATGATTTCTTATTCAAGGATTATTTTTTTAATGGATTTCTCACCCATATAAATCTCAGTCTCAGCCTTACACTTTATGCATTTATAAGATACCGTTTCACTGTACTGTCTCTCCGCGTGGCGCTTTCCGCGAAGGCATTCGGACATTGAGGTTTGAATACGGTGTTCCTTAATCTCTCCGTTTACAAACATCAGTAATGCAAAAACTGTCTCTATCATCGTGCGGTATTCCCGTTCTTATAATGTATTTCTCTATTAGAGTCTTTAAGTTTTTCTATATCATTTAAAGCTTTCTCTAATTGTTTAGTTAAAAATTCGATGTTAACTTTATTATGCATACCAGACTCTTGTTGTACCTGTAATTTTTCTACTTGTTTGTATAATTCCTCGATCAGCATAAATTGCTCTGAATCCGCGGGGTAAGGATCCGAGAGTACCACGAGGCCATCCGATACGGAAAGCTGTGTTCTCTACGAGATCCTTCTCCATTAGTTCTACTTGTGTTTTTAATCTGTTTTGCGTTTCAATAACTCCGAAGTAAGCCCAGGTCCCGATCGCTACCAGCGCGATGAGGCTGGCTACGGTCTTCATAGGCATTTGAACTGCTGCTTCTTCTGAAATTTTAAGTGCCATTAGTTATAACTGTATCCTGTTGAGGGTTGATTGTCTAAAACTTCAAATAGTTTTTTATGTTGGTCCATGATTTCTTTATCTGAATCCATCATCTTATCTACCTGATCTTCTAGTTTTAAAACTTGTGCTTGAAGAGTGTGTACTTTATCTTCGTGTACTGCTTGGATAGTTGAGAGTTCAAAAGTTCTAGAAAGTGACCAGCCGGCTAATGCCAACAAGATTCCAACCAGTAATGTCATTAATTTTTCAATCATTGTGTTTTGTACTACCCCAAATAATCTTATACTTCATTTTTCCGCCGTCGTCACCTGTTGTGTGATCTGTGGGTTCTGTTAGTTCTAATGAGTGTCTTGCTCCATTTTCACATCCAACTAAAAGAACTAAGACCAAGGCTAGGCCAATTATCAAAGCCTGTACCGCTTTTTCAGTTGTTCTTAATCTTTTTCTTGCGTTTCTTCTTGCCCTTAGAATTTTTAAAGTTCTGAATTTCATTTTCAACTCCTGATACTTTTTCTTGAAGAACTGCAACATCCGACTTAAGACCGACTGTTGTTGTGAGACTCCAGCCAGAAAGTGCGATAAGAATAGCTAAGAGGGCAGTAATAATCTTATCATTCATATTAGTTACAATTCATTTTATCTAAGTCTGCCGGTTTATCTTTTCCATAAAACCATATCCAAGATTGAATTTTTGTTCCTTCTTGGGTGTAGGTACATTTAGGTCCGATAGAACAGGCGTTTACCATGATTAATAGTGCCGCTATTAAAAATATTTTATTCATTAGTCTCCTTGTTATTGACATGATTCACATTCTCCAGTGTCATCTACTAAAACTCCATTGTTTTCATAGGTTGAATCTTCCGCTTTACCTTGTTGACAATCACAGTTTCCACATTGACATATGTCTAAGTATTCATCAATATGTTCTTTACCCCCGCAGTGGCAATCATGATTACATCTTTTACATTTATTCATTTTTTTTACCCATAATTCCCCAACTATTTTTAGACACCTTGTTATCATTTAAGTCAGTGTAGTGATAGTCATAACTACCTGCCTCATGCTCATCTGTAATCCATTTCGAAGTATTTTCAACAGACCAGGTTTTAGTATTACATAGTCTATGTATTAATTGTTCTGATGGATCTGCAGCTAACGATGGGTCAAATGCCCTTAACCTATTGTTTGGCTGTATTGCATAATTGCCATCATCTAATTCTATTACATGACCGCACTTATGTTGGTCGGGCTTTTCTGCATATCCGAAATTTAATTCGTTCGGATCACCCGCGCACCAATCAATGGTGAATAAGTATGTTCCTTCCCTTTTAACTCTGCGTCTGGAAATATACGACATCTTAGATCCAGCCAACTGATAAAAAGTTGTAACACTAAAGTTATAACTGAAAGAATCCCACATTACCAGCTCATTTAATGGTACTTCTTTTACCCCTGGTTTAGTGCAGAAAGCGGATATAGGAGCTCTCCACCAAAGCCCCCCATCAGTCATTAAATAATGAAATAAAGGGACTTGCTTTGGTAAGGAACTTACTCCAAATACCACACATTCAAAATATTTATCGTGAGAATCTTTTTGATCGCGTAGGTAGTTACCTCTAACGTAGCATTCTATAATCGGTATGTTAGCGTTGAGATAAGCCATATGTCATACCCTACTTAGAATACGATTATGCCAATAACTAAACCGATAGCTGCGCCTATAAGATAATCTTTATAGTCAACCCATAGTTTTTGAGCGTGAACTTTTATTTTTTCCATAGTTTCCTCCTGGTTAATCATAAATGTCTCCCCAATTGTCACCGACTTCATAGTCTACTTTATTAGGGACTTCAAGTGTAACAGCATTTTCCATAATCTCAATAATTTTTTTGGCTTCTTCATCGCCTGTAATAGAAACAGCTAGTTCATCATGAATTTGAATATGGGGAATAATTCCTTCTTTATACAGCTCCAACATAGATTTCTTTGTCATGTCAGCAGCCGATCCTTGAATTAATTTGTTCAATGCTTTGTAGGTGTAAGCTCTTTTAATCCCTGGTCCATGTTCCCTGAGTGCATCTTCATGACTCATGGCTTTATGCATCCCGAAACTATTTGGTTCCCATAGATGAAACCTACATAACCTGCCCAGGAGAGTTCTGATTTGTCCTCTGTCCTGTGCTCTATTAGAAGCTTTCTCCATAAGTTGTTTTACAAATGGAACTTTAGCATGATACTGATTAAATAAATCAGCTGCTTTTTCTTTAGTTACTCCTAGTTCTGCTTGAAGTTTTGCTTTTCCCATTCCATAGAATAGACCAAGGTTAATTGTTTTAGCTTGTGATCTAGGTATCTCTGCCATATCAGCTACAGTCTGGTGAAAGTCTGCGCTAGAATCATTTGTGTATGCATCAATCACATCATAGACTGAAGGTAGTTTATATAATGACGCATAATGCACAACGAGTCTTGGTTCTTGCTGAGAATAGTCAAAACAACCCCACTTATGTCCTTCTTCAGGAATAAATAAACTTCTTATCTTAGGTCCCAGATCCTTGTTCCGTGCAGGAATTTGCTGGAGGTTAGGATTCTGATAAGAAAATCTTCCAGTTACTGTTCCTCCTCCTGCATTTCTAAGTTGATTTATCTCTGCATGTATTCTTCCATCGTGTTCATATCTTAAAATAGAATCAATAAAAGTTGTGTGGGCCTTATTGATCTCTCTTGCTTTAGCAATCATATTGACAACAGGATGTTTATGTTCTTGTAAAAAATTTTTAGTAAAGGATGGTGCTTCAGTTTTTTCTGTACGAGGATACTCTAATTTTAAGACATCAAATACATTAGCCACCGATCTTGCCGCCCATATCTGCGTATCAATATTTGTTTCTCCTTTTATTTTATGTAATAATTCCTGTTCGGCTTTCTTAAATTCTTTTTTCATTAAGTGTGCTCTTTCAATATCTACACGCACACCTTTAAATCTCATATCAACAAGACAAGGAAAGAGTTCTGTTTCTAAATCAAATATGTCCTCCAGGTCCTGATTAATAATTTCTTTTTTTAGTTCTTGCCAAAGCCCTAGAGTTACTTCTGCGTCTCGTTCTGCGTAAGATCCAACATGCATTGCAGGAAGCTTATACATTTCAGCTTTAGGATCAATTCCCCATTCTTCCGCTGCTTCTGCTAATGCTCTTTCATTTTTACCATAACCTAGGTAATGCCAGGACAAACTATTTAAATCATAACGAAACCTGTTTTCATCAGTAACTGCTGCAGCAATCATTGTACAAACAATGTCGCCGTTAATTTTAAAGCCCATGGCCTTTAACCAACAGACATCATAAATTGCATTGTGAAAAATTTTTGTGGAAGGAGCTTCTAAAACATCTTTAAGCCAGTGTAAAACTTTTGTACTATCCATGTTACCACCACCTTGATGGGCAATTGGAAAATATCCTTTGTAATGTTTTGTTGCAACTGCAATACCAATTACTTCTCCATTACCAATTATAGAACCGGATCCTTTTTTAATTAAGTCTGGGTCTCTTGTTTCTAAATCGATTGCAATTTCATCCACCTGTCGCAGGTCTGGAAATTCTGTAGGTTTTACCCATTCTGTCTGGGCTTCGAACTTTGGTATTTTCATAATAGGTAACAGATTAAACAGAGAATTGTGATTAACAACATGTAGTGAGGAATATGATTATTTGGTTCCATCATCCCCCTTCGATTTAAAGATCTGACTTTTATATGTGTGGTCTCCGTAATCTCTTTCAATAATCATTTCGATAAAGTGAATAGCTTTTTCCAAATCTTGTTTCTTTCCTTTCAACCTATGCCGGCATATGTATTTTATAGCACACCCCTCAGGGTAGAGCAACTCATTTTCAACCACAAATTTACTTGGTTGAATTTTAAATTTTTGATAGTGTTGTCCGCCGATTTGTTTATCCCAAACTTTCGATGTCATATCCTTTTGCCTCCTTTTTTGCTGCCATGATATATAAATTATGTGAAGTTCTTGTAACTCCTACATACCAAACCCTATGTTCTTCATCTTCTTTTTCCCAATTTTTTTCGGATGATTCTCGAATTGTTTTTGTATTGTCCAAAATGAGTAAAACATTTGTAGCTTCCCCACCTTTTGCAGAATGTATTGTGGATAATTGAACTCTTGCATCGGTTCTTAATTCTTCCCCCTGTCTTAACATTTCTCTAATATATAGACATTCTTCAGGATCATTTTTAAAAACATCAAACCATCTTTGAGTATTACTAAATCCAAATTCTTTTAAGTCGTACAACCTTTCTTCCGTAGGGTAAGGAACGCTACAGTTTAAATTAGTCCCTGTGTACTCCAGTATATCTCTTAATTCACTTATTGACAACTTATCCCTGTTATCTGTCCATCTGGTATAGTTTAGAATACTTCTAAATAAGGTGGCTTTAAAACTTTTACGTCCTTTAGATTGAAAATAAATCCCCATGTTTTTTAAGATAGGTTTAATTTTATTTAATCGATCGTTTGTTCGTGCAAGAATTAACCAATCTCCCTTAGCTAAAGGAACATCTTCAATTGCCGTTATGTGATCTACAAACCCTTCTTCTGCTCGGGCCTTCCAATGTTTTTTAATTCTTCTTTCATCAGGAATTCTTTCTAAAATTTTATCTGCGATACTTTGAACCTGTTTAGGAACCCTGTGAGATTGTGGCAAAATAATGTCTTTTTTAGCTGGAATATTTTGAAATTTTTTTACATCTGCACCTGCCCAACCATAAATAGCTTGATCATCGTCTCCAGCTAGTATAACATACTTGGAATTTTGCCCTATAATATCTACCATTTTCCACTGTATAGGCGATAAATCCTGAGCTTCATCAATAAAAACGATGTCATATTTTGGACACAATTCTGCCACATTAAATTCTTCGATCATGTCAGTAAAATCCCGTAGCTTAAAAGCGTTTTTATAATTATCTAATTCCGCGCTGAGAATATGTAGTAAATTTTTTTCAAGTTCATAGGAATACATCCCAGTATTATATTCGGCCTCAATAGATATACCTTTAATTCTAGCTGCATTTATTAAATTAAAATATTCACTATCTGAATCTACAAACCCTGTAGACTCTTGACCGTCTGAGTAAACGGTAACCTCTATCCCTAATTTTCTTCCGATGTCTTCATAATGTTCATCCTGCATGACTTGACTTTTTTTCATTCCTAGTTTCCAGAAAGCCAAGGAGTGTAGGGTTCTAAAATATTTTAAATCTTTTCGTTGAAGATATTTATAAGAGTCTAACATCCTATTGATAGCCTCGTTTGCTGCTTTAGTTGTAAATGCAAAGTAACCTATTTTATCTAATGGAGTCCCTAGTTTATAAAAAGTTTTTGCGTATTTAATAAGCTTGGTTGTTTTCCCTGTTCCCGGAGGCCCGTATATTTTTCTACTGATCACATTATCTCCGTCTTATGTTTTATGTTGGTGTGGTGTATGGGTACTTCTTCAAAATCTTTTATATTTATTTGAACTACATTTTTAACTGACGCTGTGTATTTACCTTGTTCTTTGGACGGAAATCTTTTTTGATCCAGGAACTGTACATCACAACTTTTATAAATCAACTGCATCATTCGTCCTGTTTTCTCTTCTTTATATTTCCAGTCTTTAGATTTTAATCTATCGTAAAATTTATCAAATTTAAAAAACGCATAGTCTCCTTCCATTAGAACTGATCCACTTTTAAAGGCTGCGTCGTTAGTTGCTTTCGGTCCATTTATTTTAGAATGTAAAACATCATGTAATTTTTCTTTAGGAGATGTTCCAATAGGTGGTTGTACTGTTTTTTGAGTCTTATATAAGTCGTCCATAACTCTCTGTTCTTCATCCCCTTTAATCAAAGGTGGTAAGAAACCTGCAGCTTTCGCTATTGCATTTCTACGTTTACGTTGATCGTTTAAATGTTCAATTGATCTACAAAATACTGTAGCCGTAGCGATACCATCTGGTTTAGTTATATCAAACTCATATTCAGGTTCTTCAAATATTTCTATCTTTCTTAAATTAGTTAATATGGGATAGGATCCCTTAGATCCAGCTAAGACTCCAAATCTTTTTTTAACACAGATACCTTTTTTACAAAAATCACTTAGAGGACTTTGTGTGCATGTGTAACCTTTGTCTGATCTTTTCCACGACTTTAGTTTTGCTACTAATATTTTATCATCCCATGCATTTGCATGTCTTTCTTCAAAAAATTTTACTGGAGCATTTTTTACTTTCTGTTCCCAGCCATCTGGATACTTCATCTTAGCAAAGACATGGTAATTGTACATAAATCTATCTTTACCATCAAAACCATCTTTCTTAGATATTTTAGAGATGTCTGCTAAACATGGAGGACCATCCATTAAATCTGCGTCGGTTCCTTCATATATTTTTTTATCAATGTTCTCCGTAATAATTTTTAATTGATCTTTAGAAACTAGATTTGCTTCTACTAGTTCTAAAAATTTATCTAATTGAAATAGAGTGCCGTCTGTATTTAAAGCACATCTCTGGCCTCCATAGTATGGTAAGTTAATAAACTGTCCTGGTTTTAATTTGCCAGTTTCTTCTTCTCTTGTAAGTTCTGTTTGTTTAGGAAAAATTTCGTTGCTAGGTTTTAATTTAAAAAGAGGAAGTAGATTAGTTAAAAAGGATTTAACTGCTTTGGCGTCGGTGAATTGGTCCATAAATAAACATAGATGTAGACCACCACTTTTAGATTCGATTGGTATTAAAGGTAATTCGTAATCTTGTATTACATCTATAAAAAATTTTTTATTAAAATTATCATAGTCTGTTGGATCAACATCTATAACACCAAGTCTTGCTTCTGAATCTTGGTTACATGGCTGGATACCTATTGAAATTTTACCTTCTAAATGAGATTGATAGACTTGCTCTGTAAGAGGTTCGTAGTTCCATCGGTATACTGGTTTTTTCTTTCCGCTTTCTGGGTCGACCTTTGCTTCTTCGTGTTCAAAGTCAGCTAGACCGTACGCGGCACGATAACCATCAAAAAATTTTATATATCTTTTATCCATAACTGATCATATGGGCCCCTCAGTCTCCCTCAAGGCCCATACTGTGCACTCATTCTCTTAGAGAATTAGATAATACTTTCCTTTGGTTTATCTTCGCCGTGTTTAGCTTTGACAGAGCCTTTGGCTATGCTTTCACTAAATGTTTTAGCTTGATTATACAAAGTTGTATCAGTTATTGGACCGTTTTTACTGACTTCCCAACCAAACCATGTGCCTTTATCGTTAGACAACTGAGTGGTTTTTAGTCTGTAAATGTGGCTGAAAGATGCTGGTGTAAATAACCCGTCTTTACCTTTCATCTTTATTCCAGACATCATTGAGTTCCATTTTCTACTAATTTTTAATTGAGTAGATTTCATAGAAATCAAAGCTGTCGATGGACTCTCGCTCAAGACAATGACAAAGTGCGATGCCGTTTTCTCAATATAATTACCGTTAGGTAATCTATCTTTGTAATTTGCATCTGGTTTTGTCTTAGATATGATATCTGAAGATGAGTCATAGATCGCAACTGGTGCGCCTGGACCTTCCCCTCTGTCTTTCCATTCAATGTACTCAAGTTTATAAAAGCATGGAATTACATCTACGCCTTTGACACCATCGTACAATTCTCCAGAGACAGAATTAAATATCATTCCTGGCTCTGAACCTTCGACATACTTACCATCACGTTTGTTAACTTCTGGTGAAAGCTGTCCAAGGATTTTTAAAAAAGGAAGAGCTAAGTCTTGTTGACCTATATTGCCCAAACCTTTTGCTGCATCTTCCTCAAATACATTTGCTGGAAGTTGTGCAGACTGTTTCTCTGTTACTTGGTTCATGTTTATTGTTTCCTTGTTAGTTTGGTTCGGTTGCCTGCGAACACGTTAAAAAGATCAGAGGGCATATCTTGTCCAGACTCTATACGCTCTCTGACCAGTGCTTTAAGTGTCATGGGTTCGACCTTTAATTTCTGGACGGGTTCATACCCTTGACCTTGCGCAAGGCCAGCATAATGCTGTGCCTTGTTGTCTTCGTCACGACCAAAGGCAACAGTGACCTCATTTTTAATAAGATCTCCTAGGCCGTTATCTCGAAGCCATTTAAATGCTTCCTCTTTCTTTGCGGGAGAGATTGAAGCACCGTAAATCGGTTTAACTTCCACTGATGAGCCATCAGCTAGTTTTAAAGTAGAAATGTTCATTTCTTGCATCATGGTAGGAATAACCTCCCCTGACATTACCTCTACTTTTCTTTTGAGTTCCTTAAACTCTTTTTCTTTTAAAACCAGATCGTCTTCTAAATTTCTTAGTTTTACGACTTGGTCTGATAATGATTTAGCTTCATTTACTGAATCCAAATCTTCTCGTTGGTCTTGTTCAAAATCAATATTATTCATCGATTTCTCCTTTCTCATGTAGGTTTATTTTAATAGGATAATATATTCGGTCCTGTTTATCCCATTTCAACAGACTATATTTACCACCGGTCATGTCAGATACTATAGAACAGGCAACTCCAATAATTGCTGGATCCCCTGTTAATAATAGGTAATCTTTTGCAGTGTACTCTCTTAATAAACTTCTTAGTTTAAAAATTAAAGGACCTGGTGAAAATATTATTTGAGAAAATTCAGGTAGTAAAAATTTAAATCTTCCGTATTTAGACGCACTCATAATATTTATTTTAGGAGCACCTGCTTTAGTTCCAGGTAGTTCCTGGAGTACATATACAATATTTTCGTCTTTTATACTTTCTGGCATTGACAATTCATATAACATCCTATATATAAATGTCAATAGAAAGAAAAAATAAAAATTATGGATTACAAATTTAAAACAAAGCCATACGCGCATCAACTAAAAGCATTAAAGATGTCTTGGGACAAATCTTATTTTGCCTATTTTATGGAGATGGGTACTGGTAAATCAAAAGTCTTAATAGACAATATAGCAATGCTCTATGATGCTGGAAAAATCAATGGTGTTCTAATTGTGGCTCCAAAAGGAGTGGTTAAAACTTGGTATGAACAAGAAATTCCTACTCATTTAGTTGATCATATTCCCTGTTCCCCGGTTCTTTGGCAGGCACTGATTAACCAGAAACAACAACGCCAATTAGACACCTTGTTTGAACCAGGACATGATTTACATATTTTAGTTATGAATGTGGAAGCTTTTTCCACTAAAAAAGGCTTAGAGTTTGCAGCACGTTTTTTAAGATGTCATAGTACTTTATTCGCGGTAGATGAAAGTACGACTATTAAGAATCCAGAAGCTAAAAGAACTAGAAATATTTGTTCGTTGGCTCCTTTTGCTAAGTATAGAAGAATATTAACCGGATCTCCCGTTACTAAATCTCCTTTAGATTTATATAAGCAGTGTGATTTTTTAAAATCGGAATTATTAGGGCACAGTTCTTACTATTCTTTTAGAACTCGATATGCTGTCATGAAGACAGCTAATTTTGGAGGAAGATCGGTTCAAATTATAACGGGATATAGACATCTCGAAGAACTCTCTGATAAATTAAAACCTTTTTCTTACAGAGTTTTAAAAGATGATTGTTTAGACCTACCTGCTAAAACTTTCATGAAAAGAATAGTTCAATTAACTGCTGATCAAACAAAGGTTTACAAACAAATGAAACATTTAGCTTTGGCACAGATGGACGGAAAAATGATGACTACTGCTACTGTTCTCACTCAGTTAATGAGGCTCCAACAAATTACCTGCGGCCACTTTACTGCTGACGATGGTGTTACACGAGATATAGCAAGTAACAGGATTCCAGAACTTATAGATCTATTATGGGAAATTGAAGGTAAGGTTGTAATTTGGGCACATTGGCAAAAAGATGTAAATAAAATTATTTCGGCAGTTGTTAAAGAATTTGGAGAAGGGTGTTGTGTAGATTATTATGGGTTAACTCCACAGACGGAAAGACAAGAAAATATTAGAAAATTTCAAGAAGAGGATAAAGTTAGGTTTTTTGTAGGAACCACTCAGACAGGAGGATACGGGATTACGCTAACTTCAGCTTCTACCATGATTTATTATTCTAACGGATACGACTTAGAAAAACGACAACAGTCAGAAGCACGAATTGATAGAATAGGTCAAAATAAACCCATGACCTATATTGACCTTATGTGCGAAAATACCGTGGACGAAAGAATTGTAAAAGCTTTAAAAAAGAAAATTAATATAGCCACTAAAATAATGGGGGAGGAGTTAAAGGCGTGGATATAATCCTATAAAATATAGGACAACGAAAAAAAACTTAGTCTAAAATTTTTCCCTATTTTACGTATCGGTCAGTTGAGAGCCCCATGATCGGTTTATATTCTGTTTTTCCATTCTTCTTTATAGCCATTAAATATTCCTTTCGATTACTATTTATTTCTTTCTTGTAGCTCACGTGAATCCATCCCGAGTTTGGTTGCCCAGGTTCATAGTATTCGAGAATCAATTGATCAAACATTAGGTTCTCTTTAATCCAGTCGCTGACTTCATTGTTAGGGGTGCCAAAGATTTCAAAATCCGCCGCCTCTCCCTTGCAATGTTGCGAGGTGCTTGAACTACCTATCTTTTTTGACAGAATTTCGTTG